AGCGGGTGCTCTTGTCCAGTCGCCAGCCGCGGCCGGTGCTCTTGGCGACGGCCCCGAGGACGTGGCGGGTCAGCGTCGGGTCGCCGTCGTGGGTGAGGCGCCCTTCGGTGATCGCGGCGTACAAGCCCTCGGAGGCGGGGACCATCCGCGCATGGCTCTGAGGGAACTCGACGACGGGCAGCCCGTCACGCTGGAGTTCGAGGGCGGGCGCCTGAAAGCGCCAGGGGTCGTAGGCGACCTGCCGCAGGTCGTAGCGCTCGGCGAGCTGGCGGATGGCGTGGGGGACCTCGAGGACGGCGTTCTCCCCCGTCCACGTCTGGGAGCCCACGCGCAGGTCCTGCGTGGCCCACACCAGGGCGGTGGCGGAGCGCTCACCGCCGACGTCGACGCCGGCCCACACCGCCTCACCGGGCTGGATCGCGGCGTCCCCGTCGTGGCAGGCGTCCCAGGCGCCGTGTGGGAGCCATGACCGTGCGCCGTAGGTCCAGGCGCAGGCGTGGTAGCGGGCGACTTCGAGGGGATGCATGCCCGGGCTGGCGATCTGCTCGGCCAGCCACTTGCGGGTGACCCACGAGGCGGGGTTCGCGGTCTTGAGGACGTCGGGGTCCTGTAGGTCGTCGTCGAGGGTCAGCGCCCACTCGAGCATGCAGAAGGACCCCGCGGGGTCGCGGGCGATGGTCAGGGCGCCGTCGTGGTCCTGGTCGCCCAGCTCCAGCGCGCGGCCACGAAGCTGGCCGAGCGTGGATTCGGGGTCATAGCCGGCGGTGGTGATGGTCAGCATCCGCGCGGCGCGCTTACCCAGCGCGCTGCGCAGCGCCGTGTAGAGGTCGGGGGTGCGGTGGGCGTGCAGCGTCGGGATCAGGCCGTGCGCCCTGGGACCATCGGAGGACAGGACGCGTAGGTGCCCGCCGTTGCACCGCAGCTCGCGGTGGCGCACCGTGACCGCACGCGACAGGTCACGATCAGCGGCGATCATGTCGCGGGCGGCCTCGAACATCACCCTGGCCTGATCACGCGACGCGGCGGCGATGTACACCGCCGGCGAACGGGTGGTGACGAGATGCTCGACGGCCAGCGCGGCGGCCAGCGTCGTCTTCCCGTTGCCCCTGGGGAGGATCGCCAGCGTCTCGCGGTGCTCACGGTGCGCGGCGACGATCCGCGCCTGGAAGCCCTCCAGGGTCAGGCCGGCGTGACGCTCACAGAACCCCGCGAACGCCTCGACCGCGTCAGGCGAGGAACGGGCTGCTGTCGCCGACATCGTGGCCGTGGGGGAGGTCGGCGCGCTTGCGCGCCGCAGGGGTCAACAGCAGGTCAGCGGCGTAGCGCGCGGCGTCACGGTCGGCGTCAGCGGCGACCTTCCAGGCGGGGTGAGGCACGAGCTGGCCGGTGGAGCCCTCGGTCCACGGCTGCGCCGCGGCGGCCTCGCGCATGGTCCGGGCGGTCTGGACGGCGGCGACGTAGCGATGCAGCGCCCCGGCGTCGGAGTCCGTCCATGTGCGCTGCTCACGTAGCGCTGCCTGCACGTCGCGCCACAGCGCCCGGGCAGCCTTGTCGAGGTCTGTCGGAGCCCTGACCATAACCCTAAAGCTAGCAGTGAGACTTCTCACTCGCTACTATCGGGGGATGCGCCTCCTGCGCCGCAAGACCGTCGAGCCCGTCGAGGACCGCGCCCTCACGCGCCGCACGATGCCGCCGTCGATGGTGGGCGGCGACGGCCAGACCCCGGCGTTCACCGCCGAGACCGCGCTGCGTATCGGCGACGTCTGGGCGTGCGTGCGGGTCTTGACCGATGCCGCGGCCAGCGTCCCCTTGATCGCGTACAGGCGCACGCAGCAGGGCCGGGTGCGCGCCGAGGGTCGCCTCGCCGACCTCCTCACCCAGCCCGCGCCAGCCACCACGCAGAGCGCGTTGATCGGCCAGGCGGTCGCCCACCTGAATCTCTACGGCGGCTGCTACCTGGGGAAGTTTCGTGACGCCGGCGGCCGGGTCGACGCGCTCGCGCTGCTGCATCCCGACCGGGTGCGCCCCGAGCTGGTCGCCGGCCGCCCGCGCTACACGGTGACCGGCACCCGCGGTGAGCAGACCGTCCACGGCGTCGAGGACATACTTCACATCCGCGCGCCCCTCTCCCTCGACGGGCTCACCGGCCTCTCACCGATCAAGCAATGCCGTGTGGCGCTCGGCTTGGCCGAGGGCCTGGGCGAGCACGCCCTCGCGTTCTTTCGCAATGGGGCGCGGCCCTCGGGGGTGCTGAGCGTCCCCACGGGCCTCAGCGGCCACAACCCCGAGCAGCAGGACGCCCTCCTGCAGGGCCTGCGCGAGGATCTGAGCAACACGTACACCGGCACCAGGAACGCGCACAAGATTGCGGTTATGGCCGGCGACCTGACGTGGACCCAGCTCTCCGGCCCCCTCGACGATTTGCAGTTCGTCGAACAGCGCCGCCTGTCAACCAGTGACATCGCACGTATCTTCAGAGTGCCCGCGCACATGGTCAACGCGCAGACCGGTGACAGCATGACCTACTCGAACGTCGAGCAACAGTCACTCGACTTCGTCACACACTCGCTCCGGCCGTGGCTGGTCTGCATCGAGCAGGCGATCAGCAATGACGACGACCTCGCGCCCGGCCCGCTCTACGTCGAGTTCCTGCTCGACGCGCTGCTACGCGCCGACAGCGCCACCCGCGCGCAGGTCTACACCGCCGCGTTGGACCCGCTGACGGGGTGGATGACCCGCGCTGAGGTCCGCCGGCGCGAGAACCTTCCCGCCGAACCCGACCCGCCCGCCTCGCCGGCGGTGCCCATCCCGATCCGAGAGGCCGCATGACCATCACCGCGAACCGCCCCATCATCGAGCAGCGCGACCGTCCCACACCGCCCGAGCAGCGCACCGTCGACGTCAACGTCGAAGCGCTCGAGCAGCGCGGCCGAACCCTCCACGGCTACGCCGCCGTCTACGGAGCAGAGAGCGGTGACCTCGGCGGCTTTCGTGAGCGCATCCAGGCCGGCGCCTTCGCCGGCGTCCTGGGCGCCGACGCCGACGTGCGCTGCCTGCTCAACCACGATCCGAACGTCGTCCTCGGGCGCACCGCGTCGGGCACGCTGCGCCTCTTCGACGAGCAGCGCGGCCTGCGCTTCGAGGTCGACCTCCCCGAGTCCCGTCAGGACATCCGCGAGGCCGTCCAGCGCGGCGACATCGACGGCGCGTCCTTCCGATTCAAGGTCGGCGAGGAGTCGTGGGAAGGCGAGATGCGCACCGTGAAGACCATCGCCGAGCTCCACGACGTGACCGTGGCCACCTACGGCGCCTACCCCGAGGCGTCGGTGGAGCTGCGCACCCGCCCCGAGGGCGCCGGCCAGGGCAACGGCCAGGGTGGCGGCCAGCCGCAGGCGCCGCCGGTGCTCGTGCGCCGCGGCCTGCCGGTAGAGAGCCGCACCCAGGACGCCGGCCCCACGCTCGAGCAGCGCGTCGGCGCCGCGCTGCGGTCCATCCGCAAGGGCGAGGCCCGAAGCTTGGACACCGTCAACGCCGACCCGGTCACCCCGACCGAGCAGGCCCAGGTCCTTTTCGACGCGCTCAGGGCCAGCAGCATCGCGCTGGCCAGCGGGCTGCGTGTGATCCCCACCACCCGCGAGTCGATCGCTTGGCCCCAGTTGACCACGTCCGTCGATCCGGGCTGGGTCGCCGAGGGCGCCGTCATCCCCGCCGGCGATCCCGCGTTCGCGGAGCTGACCGCGACGCCGCGCAAGCTGGCGCACCGCGTCGTGTTCTCCAACGAGGTCGCCGACGACTCCGAGCCCGCGATCATCGACGTGCTGAACACGCACCTCGCGACCATGCTCGGTTTGAAGCTTGACCTCGCGGTGTTCGAGGGCAACGACGTGAACGGAATCCGTGGTCTGAAGTTCACCCCCGGCGTGCAGACGATCAGCATGGGCACCAACGGGGCGGCACTCACGGACTATGACCCGTTCGTGGAGGCGATCGGGATGCTCCAGGCCGCGAACGTTCCGGGTCCGTACGCGATCGCGATTCACCCCACCGTGGCCACGGCGCTCGCGCTGCTCAAGGAGACCACGGGGGTGCAGCTCGCGCGGCCCGCCGACCTCCCGACGCTGCGCACCAGCTCGCAGCTCAGCACGACGGAGACCGCCGGCACCGCGACCGCTGCCCGCTCGGCGTACGTGTACTCACCGTCACAGGTGATTCTCGTTCGCCGCGCTGACGCCACCATTGAGGTTGACAGGTCCCGTCTCTTTGACAGTGACCAAAGTGAAATGCGCGGCAAGCTGCGCGCCGACCTGCTCGTGCCCAACCCGGTCAGCGTCGTGCGGATCACCGGCATCACCACCGTGTAACCCTCAGCTTTGTCCGTGCGCTGACCGTCCGCGTGGGCGCTCAGCACGCTGACAC